ATGTGGCAAGANGCCACTTGGGGCAAACGCTCCGTAATGATCCCCGTTGAGAAATCTGTTTACTACAGAACTACAAGCTTGAACAATGACCCCTCTGGTCGCTCAGTTCTTAGGAACGCCTATGTCAGCTATACTTATCTCAACAAGATTCAGAATTATGAAGCCGTGGCTATTGAGCGAGAGCTACATGGAGTGCCTATTGGCCGTATGCCTGCGGAGTATCTGAGTTCAGATGCCACAAGTGATCAGATGGCTCTTCGTGGTCAGTTTGAGCGTATCCTTCGTGATCTGAAGAACAATGATCAAGGTTATGCACTTCTTCCCTCTGACCTTTATGTGGATGCAGATGGTAAACCTACTAACCAGCGTCTTATGGACATTGAACTCATTACCGCTAACGGCTCTAGGTCGATTGATATTGATCCAGTAGTCAAGCGTTACCAACACGATATTGCTCGTAGCCTTATGGCTGAGTTCCTGATGCTAGGGTCTAGTGGTGGTTCCTATGCACTCTCCAAGACCAAGACTGACCTGTTCCTTCGTAGCCTAGAGAGTTACATCAACAATATCGTGGATGTTCTCAATAAGCAACTAGTAGAGCGTTTGTGGCAACTCAATGGACTTCCTTGGGAGACTATGCCTAAGCTTGTGGCTGGTGATGTTGCACCTCACGACCTTCGTGAAATCGCTTCCTTCCTGCGTAACCTTAATGGTGCTGGCATCGAAGTCAAAGACCACCCTGAACTTGTTGATAACCTGATGAACATCGCAGAGCTTGATTTTGACAAAGATGCTTATGAGCAAAGATTGCAACAAGCAAGTGAAGAAGTAAACCCGGAGGTTGTACCTAATGGCTGATACAAAGATTAGCGCACTGACTTCACTCACCGGGGCTGATGCTGCACAGAATGATGTAATCCCTATCGTAGATACCTCTACAGCTACCACAAAGAAGATTACTCGTGAAGAGTTCTTTAAGTCTGTTGACTACATCTCCTTTGACACTACCAATGTGGTTGCAGCCCCTACTGAGGGCCAACTCACTTGGGATACCACAGACAAGACCCTGAGCCTTGGGCTTAATGGTGGTGATGTGGTTATGCAGATTGGTCAAGAAATCCACTACCGTATCCGTAATAGTACAGGGTCCACTATTCCTAACGGTACTGTGTGTCGCTTTGCTGGTTCTGTTGGTAATAGTGGTATCCTGCTGGCTGCTCCCTTCTTGGCTAATGGCACCTACGATAGCCACACAATTATGGGTGTTGCAACAGAGAGCATTGCGAATGGCGAAGATGGTCTTGTAGCTTACTTCGGTAAAATTCGTGGGGTTGATACTCGTGCTTTCTCTGATGGTCAAATCCTTTATGCAAGCTCTACAGTAGCTGGCGGACTGACTGCAACAAAACCAGACTCCCCTAACAATGTTATCTCTGTCTGTGCTGTAGTTTCTTCTTCCAACAACGGCATCCTGATGGTAAGACCCACTATCGAAGACCATTGGGCTGCTGTACCAGCTACTGCCACCTCTGTTGGTCGTAAAGGTTCTGTGGCATTTGATACCAGCTACTTCTACGTTTGTGTTGCAACAAACACTTGGAAGCGCACACCCCTAACGACTTGGTGATAAAATGCCTTATGCTTCAGTTGATGAACTACCCAAGGCTGTTCGTAGTAAACTCTCTGCTCACCAACAATCTGTGTTCCGTAATGTCTTTAACTCCATGATGGAACAAGAGGGCATGTCTGAGAGTAGAGCCTTTGCAGGTGCCTATTCCCAAGCTAAACAAGCTGTACAGAAGGCTATGCACCAAGGCAAAGAAGTCACTCTGGACAAGCCATTCCGTCTCCCTGAAGGTTCAGGTAAGAAGTTCGGAGTATACGTCAAGAGCGGTGATGGTGTCAAGAAAGTCACCTTCGGTGATCCTAACATGGAGATTCGCCGTGATGACCCTGATGCTCGTGCTAACTTCCGCTCTCGTCATTCTTGCGACACAGCCTCAGATAAGACCTCTGCTCGTTACTGGTCTTGTCGTATGTGGGAAAGTGGTACATCCGTCTCTGAGATGACTAAAGAGGTCCAGATTGAAGGTCAAATCGTTAAGCAGCTTGATGAAGAGCGTCTCGCATTTGGTTGGGCTTACGTTTCCACAGTGAAAGGTGAGGTTAGCCTTGACCACAGTGGAGAGTTTATTCGACCTGAACTACTGGCTAAAGCAGCCACCAATTTTATGCTCTCCATGCGTACAGCCAAGAGGATGCACTCTGGCGAAAGCATTGGTGAAGTTATCCACTCCATGCCTCTGACAAATGATGTTGCAAAGGCTCTGGGTATTCAGTCGGACCGCGAAGGCTGGATCATTGCTATCAAAGTTCACGATGAACAGGTGTGGCAAGATGTTAAAAGCGGTAAACTAGCAGCTTTTAGTATAGGTGGTCGTGCTTTAAAAGAGTTTTCAAATGAAGTCTAAAGTTTGTAAAAAATGCTCTGTGGAAAAACTTTTAAGTGAGTTTTATACCAGTAAAGCAGGTAAACTGGGCGTCAGATCAAGTTGTAAACTTTGCGACTCACATTACTATAAACTGTACAAATCGACCAGAAAAGACCAAACGAGACTATATAATGAGGCTTGGTCTAAGGATAATTCAGATAAAAAGAAGTTGGCTACAAAGTCTTGGACTAAAGCTAATTATGATAAAGTTTTATCGTATAATGCCTCAAGAAGGTCGGAAAGAAAACTTGCAACCCTGTCAGGTTACTGCAAAGAGATAGAAGAAATCTATTGGTTAGCTCGGGATTTAAGAACAATTACGGGTGAGAGTTATCAAGTAGATCACATTGTTCCGCTTAAAGGCAAGAATGTTTGTGGTTTGCACGTACCTTGGAACCTTCAAATCCTACCTGCGGACTTAAATATGTCCAAAGGCAATAGATATGAGCATTGAAGGAGATGGTGTAATGCCCACCGAACTCGTAAACTTGGAACTTGAAGAAGTTTCCTTGGTCGATCTGGGTGATGACCCACTCGCTAAGGTCGCCATTTTCAAGCGTAACCCTGAAGGGGAGCAAATGGATAACGAAGATATTAAACTTGAAACAGTAGCTGATGCAACTGAAAAGGGTTACAAAGAAGAGATGAAGTCGGACGATATGGATGCCGACGAGATGGAAGATGAAATGGTAGACGAAGAGGGCAACAAGAAGCCTGTTACTCGTAAATCGTGGAAAGCAGAAGCTCAGTCATTTGAAGAAGTGAACAAGATGCTTCTGGAAGAAATCGAAACCCTCAAGGGCAAGGTTGAAGAGCTTGAAGCTGTTGCTGTAGAGAAGGCCAAACCTGCTGAGGAGACGATTGAGGTTGGTGGTGAGATGGTGGCTAAGTCCGCTATTCCTGCTCCTGTCCTTAAACAACTAGAAGAGTTGCAAAAAGCCCGTGAGGGTGAAGAACTCCGTAAACGCGCCGAAAAGGTTCTCCCGAATTTCAAAGGGACTGCTGATGAGCGCGGTAAACTGCTGAAGTCGGTTGGAGAAGATGAACAACTTCTCGCAATCCTTCGTGCCGCTGATGCTGCTTTTGCTGGCATCTTCCAAGAAGTTGGCAAAACGGACGCAGAGAACGACCTCAAGACCCCTGCTGATAAACTTAACGACATGGTTAAGATGCGTCAAGAGGACAAGAAGGAAGACTTCTATAAAGCGTATGCTGCCGTCATCAAAACTGCTGAAGGAAAATCCCTTCTGCTTGAAACCTACAAGAAGTAATTAAGGAGCCTTTATTATGGCATTTACGGAAAATATGAGCACTCGTACCTACGTTTCGGGTTCGGCTGTTGCCCAGTTCACCTTTGTCTCGCTTGCCGCTGACGGTCAGGTTGACAACACCTCTGCTAACGCCCGTACTGATGGCGTGGTTCTGCAAGCTGCTGGCGCTGCTGGTCAAGCTGTCACGGTTGCTTATGATGGTCGTGTGACTGTCCAAGCTGGTGGCACCATCTCTCGTGGCGCTGCTGTTGCAGTTGGCACTTCGGGCAAAGCTAAGGCCGCTGCTTCGACCAACGTGATCGTGGGTTATGCTCTGGAAGCCGCTGTTGATGGTCAAATCATCACCATCGAACTGTCCCGCGCTGATAACGCCGCAGCCTAATCCGCAGCTAATCTAGTTTAATAAAGGAATACCACAAATGGCTATGCTGACTCCTAGTGCCGTCCATATCGACGCACCGCTTACCAACCTGACGATTGCTTTCCTGCAAGATGCTAACGGCTTTATTGCTGACCGCGTGTTCCCGAAAGTCTCGGTTGCTAAGAAAACCGACAAGTACTACATCTACAACCGTGCTGACTTCAACCGCGTTGGTCAGGTCCAGCCTCGTGCTCCCCGTACCCAAGCTCCTCGCGTTGGTATGACCCTCTCGCAGGACACCTACTCGGCTGACGTGTTCTCGCTGGCTACCGACTTCGACTTCGATACGCTTGCCAACGAGGATGCTGCACTGGACATCCGCTCGGCTGGTGCTCAGA